TAGTAATAAAATTAAAGACAAACTTATAAGTATGGAAGGAACTGATATTGATTTTGAAGGCGGTGCTGGAACTCAACCAGCAGCTAACGCTGATACTAATCCTGCCAATCAAGAAGATACTACGTCTTTAGACGGTGGTGGCACCGAAGATGTAACTGGTAAAAGTAATGAGAATCAAGGTCAAGAAGCACCTGATACTAAACCTGAGGATAATGCCAATGAAGGTGAGAAGGATAATGCCAACGAAGAATCAGGTTTAGAAGCTGGTACTCAAATTGAGTTTGATGGTCAAACTTATACAGTAGCAACTAATGGTGACATTGTAGATTCTGAAGGTAATGTTTTCAAAGAAGCAAAAGATGTTCAGTCTTGGCTTGATGAAAATAATACTGTTGATACAGATGAAAATGGTGAACTGTCTATTGATGCTATTAGAGAAGCTGTTGGAATTGATGTTACTGACGAAAGTGGTAAACCTATGGACTTTGATAACACTCCTGCTGGTGTTAGAAGTTATGTAGAATCTGTTATTGCTTTAAAGTCTAACGAGATTCAACAAGGTACTATTAATAAGTTGTTTAATGATAATCCTCTTCTTAAACAATTTATTGATTATGTTCAACTTACCGGAACTCCTAGAGGCTTTGGTGATATACCTGATAGGTCAGGTATTCAGCTTGATAAGGATAATCCTGAACAACTTAAAGCTGTTATTCGCATGGCTGCACAGGAGTTCGGTAATGCTTCTCTTAATGAAAGTTATATTAAGTATCTTCAAGACTCTGGTGCTTTGTACGATGAAGCTAAAAATCAACTACAAGCCCTTGTAGGTAAAGACCAAGCTTATCGTCAAGAAATTGAACAAAGAGCTGAAGCAGCTCGTCAACAAGAAGCAGCAGATATTCAAAAGTATTGGGAGGGTGTTAATGATGCTATCAATAAGAGAGTTATTGGTGGTTATAAACTTCCTGAAAGTTTCGTTAAAAATATTAATGGTCAGAAAGTTACTCTTACTCCTAACGATTTCTACAACTATGTTGCAGTAGCTAGAGAAGGAGAAGATGGAACTCGTATGACAGGATATCAGAGGGATTTAGATAATCTATCTAATGAAGAAGCTCTTAACAGAGAACTTCTTGATGCGTGGCTTATGTTCACTGGTGGTAGTTACAAAGATTTAGTAAATATGGCAGTTAATGAAGAAAAGGTTCGTAAACTTGTCGTTAAATCTAAGCAACAGCGTAATGCTAGAACAATTAAAGTCAATAAGCCAAAACAAAGCAAAGTTAACCCCGATGAAATTCTTTTAAGTTAAACTGATTAAATTCATTTAAGTATTATTTAAATTATGTACAAACTTAGAGAAGTATCTCGCGGTAATTTTGATGACCGTGGTTATTCAAATGAGGAAACTATTGCACATCTTGCGCTTACGCATCCTGAAGAGATTAATAATACTCTTACGTATACGTATGGTATGGATGATGATAGATTCCCTCTTACTTTCCTTACTGAAGGTCAAGGTAGTGCAGGTGTAATTGATATTACAACTGAACAATGGACTTGGAAAACTATGGGGCGTTCTCGTTATAACGATTACGTTGTTTGGTTTGATACTACTAATGAGAGTCCTGGTAAGGGTGGCGCAATGTTTGAAGTTGAGTTTGCTACTCATTGGCTGATTGAGCAATATGGTTTGATGGCTCCTGATGGTGTTACTCAAGTTCGTATTATGAAGGATATGGGTGAAGGCCCTCATGGTGGTTTCCTTTATCGCCTTAAGCTTACTAGTCCTAATCCTAATAGTTCTGTAGCTCTTGAGAACCTTGCTGCAGGTAAGTATTGGACAATGACTGCTCCTACTATCAGTGCTTCGTATTCTAAGGGTAACCGTATGAATACTATGGGACCTGGTAAGATGACATCTCAACTTGAGTATCATCGTTATAGCTGGGAGATTGCTGGTAATATTAGCAACGTTGTTGTTACTTACGAGTTTAAGACAAAGGGTGGTGGTACTACTAATCTTTGGATTAATGAAGAGCAGCGTCAGCATGATATTCAAATGCGTATCATGGATGAAGAAAGACTGTGGCTTGCTGAGTACAACAGAACTGAAAATGGTGAAGTTACTCTGATTGACCCCGATAATGGTCAGCCTATTCCCCACACTGCAGGTATGATGCAGATTTGTCGTGAGAGCAACTACGATACTTATGGTGAGTATCTGACTCTTAATAAGATTGAGCGCACTATCGGTGATGTTCTTGATAAGGACACTGATACTGGTTCAATGGAAGTTGTTCTTATGGGTGGTAAAGGTTTCATGGAGGACTTTGATACTGCTATTCGTAATGAAGCACGTTCTGAAGGTTTTGTTACTCCTCTTGGTGATAAGATGATTGAGGACTTTAATGGAGGTCTTTCTTATGGTAAGTATTTCCGTCGTTATAAGACTGTTGACAATCATGTAATCACTGTTCAACATCTTCCTTTCCTTGACCGTGGTACTCTTGCAGACAATGACAAGTCTAATGGTAATATTCATCCTCGTAGCGGTCGTCCTATGAGTTCTCACCAAGCTTTCTTGCTTGATATGAGTACTTATGAAGGAACTCGTAACGTTCGCAAGGTTCGTATGAAAGGTCAAGTTTACTTGCAGGGTGTTCTTAAAGGTCTTACCCCTATTCCTGCATCTTGGGGTAGTGTACCTGCTAATAGCCTTGGTACTGAGATTGATATGTCTCGTTACGAGATTAAGAATAGTTATGGTCTGCAAGTTAATAATGCAACCAAAATGATGCAACTGAAGTGTGTCCTCTAAATTAAATTAATATTATGGGTAATATGAATACATCACTTGATAAACCTAATGGTGCTGCTGATGCAGCTAAGGAGAGTGTGGTTGACAATTCGAATAAGGTAACTGCTCCTATTGAGGATAACGACTTGGATAAAGAATATATTGATGAACGATTTGTGACTATTAGTCCTGTTCATAATTACTCTAATTATCGTAGAGTTAATATGAAAGTTCTTGGTCATAAGAAAGAAACTATTGGTTCTTCTATTCGTTCTACCCAAATTCTCTCTTCCAATGCAGAAGAAGTTAATACTTATTTCCCTGCTCTTATAGGAATTTCTCCTAGTAACCCAGACTTTATTACTCGTGTTAAAGCGTGGCTCAGTAATATACAGTTTACTGTAAACGAAGAAGAAGTAAGACTTAATACAACTTTTATCTATAATAAGAAAAGTGATTATCTTAGTGTTCAAGCTAAGGAAGATAAAATTAATGCTGATTACGATAAGGTAGATAGAGCAAATACTGCTAAGCTTAAAGAAGCTCTTAGACGTAAAATTGACGCTCTTAATACTCTTGAGAGTTCTAAGTTTAGACTTGGACATCCTCAGAATATTGAACAATATCTTATGTATCGTCATTGTCTTCTTTATAATGATGTAGCTAAAGATACTGCTTTTATTAATTCTGATCCTACTATTCGTTTCTATATTAAAGATGAAGCTAAGGAAGCAGAAAAGCAGAAGAAGTTGGTTAAGCAGAAAGAGAAAGCAATGCGCAACTTTGTTGAACTTAATGGTACTGATGCTAAATTCAATGCTGTATTTGTTCAAATTGCAATGCAACGCAATGACAATCTTGCTGATGCACTTCTTAAGGGTAGAGATGAAAAGGTAGCTATTATGATTGATTTCGTTAATAGTAATCCTGATAAGTTTAACAAACTTGTTGAAGATAAGACTATTGAGCTTAAGGCGTTCATTGAAACTCTTATTACTCGTGGTGAACTTGTACGTTCTGAGTACAATCAACAAATTTCTACAGCAGATGGTACCTTTATTGGTTCTAATATGAATCAAGCTATTGCTTGGTTTGAGAATCCAGAAAATAAAGATGTACGTACTGCATTTGAAAATAAACTTAAACTTATTTAAACTTTCATAACTGATGGACTTAAATGAAATGCACGTATGGTTTAGACAGTATGCCCAGCAAATGGGTATGCAAAATGTTCGTGCTATACTTCCTGAGCAAATAGATGTTCTTATCAATACGAGCATTTCTGATTACGTTAATGAGCTAGTTCGTACAAATATTGGTTTGACCAATGATAGAGTTATTACAGATAATGCTAAACTTGGTCAAATCAATGCTTTACGAACACTTATGGATGACGATGATATACCTTTTGATAATGGTCCATTTACTAGAGTAAATTCTCCTGATTGGCAATTTGCATATAATGGTTTTATTAATGGTATTACCAATTTAATGTATTTAGTTGATTTATCTATTCGATATGAATTTGATAATTCAGGTAATATTACTAGTTGGTATCCTGTTAGAATTATTGAAAATATGTATCTTGCTGATACTTTGCAAGATTTTATTCTAAAACCTAGATTCAGAAGTCCTATTGCAACAATATCTGGTGGAAATTTAAATCTATATATAGGAGAAGGTCCTAAAGGTATTAGTATTACTCCTAATGTCTTACATGTAGATTTTCTTAAATATCCTCAAAAAGTTCAATATCGTCAAGATATTCCTGGTCAAACAAATGTTGATTGTGATTTACCTGATTATATGCATGTAGATATTCTTAAACACGCAGTCGATTTATATCGAGTAGCTGTTCAAGGAAGCCTTTATGCTAATCAACAACAGCAACAAGCTCAACAACGTGAAATAGGTAGAAATAATGTTCGTCCTGATAATGAAGGTTATCAACAATAAAATTTAGAATATAACAATGAAACAATTATTGATTGTAAATAGTGCTAAGGCTCTTAATGCAAAGAAGCCGAGTGGTACTCTTTCTGATGCTAAGGATTTCAGTACTCTCGATAATGGCGCCATTGCTTTTGCAGAACTTGGTTCAGCTTCTCTTATGAGTGGTCTTGCTACTAAGAACTTCTGTATCGCTCTTGGTCGTCCTAAAGTTGGTAGTAATGACCAACTTCCTTTCCTTATTCCTGAGGTTGATATTAGGACTTTGAGTATCGTTAAAAGTGCTCCTGTTGCAGCTGCTACTTTTCAAGCTGTAGTTACTCTTCCTGACCCTGAAGATGTAGTTGAACTTATTCCTACCACTTCTAGAGTTATTAGTCCTATTGCAGAGTATGGCATTGTTTTTATCAAGAAAGGTGCTGTACCTCATGAGCG